ACCATGGAAAGAAAGAGAAAGAATGGATTATGTTAATGAAAAATTGCTTATAGATGATTCTAATTGGATAAGATTTAATCCAGATGAATACGATTTTGATATAGCAAAAGTAATTGGAAGAATTTATCGAAAGATAGATGAAATAAAGCACGAAGTGATAGAAAAGGAAGTTAAAAGAAAAGAAGATGAGTATCAAAAATTATTAGAAGAAGAAAGAAAAAACAAAAAAGAAGTAAAGAAGAAAGAGTTTAGAAAATGTAAAACTTGCAAAAAGAAAAAAAAGCTAACAGAAGAATTTTTTAGTTTTCGAGGAACTCATATATCAAATTCTTGTAAGATATGTACAAAAATACATGGAGTAGGTAATGAAAAACCTGTAAATCAATATGATATTAATGGAAATTTTATTAGAAGATATGATAGTGTAAAAGAAGCGGCTGAAATAACCGGATTTAAAGAGAATAATATAGCAAGAAATTGTAGAGGAGAAACAAATACTACACAAAATTTTGTATGGTGTTACGCAGATACAAATCTATATAATAAAGACGATAAAAGTAATACCGAGGGTAATCTCGCGGATAATATTGAGGATAATATTGAGGATAATATTGAGGATAATATCGAGGATAATATCGAGGATAATATCGTAGATAATCTCGAGGATAATATCGTAGATAATCTCGTAGATAATCTCGTAGATAATATTGAGGATAATATTGAGGGTTTTATCGATAAAACTACTAAAAAAAAAATCAACATAAAAGAGAATTCTGTAATAAAGACTGTCGCCCAATATAATATAGACGGAACTTTCATAAAAACACATATATCAGGACGCGAAGCTGCAAGAGACTTTAAAATTAGACCTGAAAGTATATATAGTGCAATAAGAAATAATTTTGTCTGTAAAGGATTTTTATGGAAATATGTTGTCGATGGAAAAATTATAGATAAAATAGATGCTGTAACTCCTCATAGAAAATATATGAAACAGGTTGAAGTGTATAAAGAAGGACAATTATATAAAAGTTTTATAAGCATAAGAGAAGCTGCAACATTCATGAATGTAAATATAACTAAAGTAAGGAAGTTTTTAGAAGGTAAAAAAGATATAAATAATTTTGAATGGAAGTTTAAAGAGATATTATAGTTAATATAATTAAAAATATGTCAAAAAGAATTTTATTATATAATAGCTTTCCTTTTCATAATGAATTATTTGGTTTCTTTTTTGATTACGCGCAAAATAAAAATTTTATAATCAACGTTTATTGCCCTTTTGATAAACTAGAATATTTTAAATTATATCAATTATACTTTAAGTTTAACATAATTTCAGCATTTAATCACTTAGACTATGATTTAGTGTTTGTACTTACAGATAGTGATTGGGAATATAAAAAAGAGTGGATAAATAATAAAACAATTACCCTAGATCATTGGTACCAAATAAGAAACAAGCATATAAAACATCATATACCTGTTTCTCCTTTTGCTTCAAATACATATAAAGAAAATTTTATAATACCAACATATAGTATACCTGAACTAAATTATGAAACAAAATTACTCATAAAACCTCTATATAATATTAATATTGCAATTATGGGAAGATATATACCTGAAAACATCGACGAATTAAAATTTTTAAAATACGACAAAATTATTTTTCACATTATTAATTGTCATGGCATTCATCCTGAATTAAAAAATATTGAAAATGTAATTATACACGAAAACATATCAACTATAAACCTATTCAATATCTTATTAAATTGTCAGTACATATATATTACGGATAAAAATAATTCTCACAATAAAAATCATAGTACAAGTGCTGCAATTGCTTTATCATTTACTACTGGATGTCAGCTAATTATACCTGAAATTATGAATAGGTCTTTAAGATTAAAATCCGCAATAATTTATAAACCTGATAAAGATTTGTATTTAAATCTTGATCCAGATTATGAATTAGTATTTAACGAAAAAAAATATTTTATTAACTTGAGAAATAAGTTATTAGATGATTTAATAAATCAAATTGAAAATTAATTTTTTTATTTGAATAAAATAAAAAAATGAGACCAAGTTTTATTGTATCTATTTTGTCAGGATTAATTATTTTTATAGCAGTTATTATCTTTATTTTAAACTTTAAGATTTTATCTATGAATACAGCTAAATTTATCGAATTATTGCTATTAATAGGTATAGCGTTTGGAGTTCATAGTATTAGTCACTACTACGAAGAAATATATTTTAATTTTAATCCACTAACAAACAACTGGGCTATTTATGATAAGAAACAGACTTAACTTTGTTTTTAAAGGCGTTTATGTAATCTTTTAATTTTATTTCTGCTTTCCATCCCAATTCTATTTCAGCTCTACTATTTTCAAATTTAGAAAAGTTTCTTTCGCCTTTTCTTTCATCAATCAAAAAATAATGTCTGTCAAACATTTTTGCTACATCAATAATAGATAATTCTTCTTTTGAACCTAATAAGTATCCATCACCTGAACCTTTTTCTGTAACTAATAAAATACCTTTAACTATGTCATCAATATGAGTAAAACATCTGGTTTGTGTTCCTGGTTTAACTACAGTTAAAGAAGAATTACTTGAGTATTGATTTTCAAATATTCCTATAACAGTCGCATAATTTCCAGTTTTAATTTGACCTTCGCCATATACATTAAAAAAATAACAGATGCAAAAATTCAAACCAAACCATTTAGCATAGTTATGAATGAGTTTAATGTTATTAAACTTTGTAAATGCATAAGGGCTTAAATTTTCATTTTCATTATTACCGAATATTGCGGAACTGCCACTATAAATAAGTTTTGAATTATTTTTAACAGCATATTCCAACACTTGTTGGGTACCATATGTGTTGGATTTAAAGACTTTCGAAGTTTCACTAAAAGATTGATGTATTCTACTATATTCAGCAAAATGAAAGATTATATTTGGTTTAAAATTTTTAAAATCATATATATCTAAATTTAAAATATCCCAAGTATTTCCGTAAATATATGTTACACCATCAATATGGTTTGAAATATTTCCAGTAGAATAGTTATCTATGGATATAATTTGATGTTCTTTTGTTTTAACTAATTCTTTAATTAGATTTGATCCTACAAATCCGGCACCTCCAGTAACTAGTATTTTCATTTTAAAATTAAGAATATAAAACTTTAAATCTGTTTGATTTAAAGTTTAATTTATGAATTAGACACAACACTTAGCAACAATAAGTAAAATTAGTCCTAAAACAACTCCATGTAGGATAATTCCTGTAGTAGTTGGTACACCACGAACATCTAGAATTGTAACTCCGGCATAACTACCAAGCTTTGCGGTAAAATTGAACATAAAATTTTGTAGTACTAACCAGAATACACCGGTTGCAATCAGAACGAAAATTAATCCACTTATGAAATTCATCTTTTATAATATGAAAAAAAATAAAAAAATATTTTTTTTAATTTTTTTGTTTTATTTAGATTTTTTTAGATTTAGTTTTTTCAAACATGCGTTTTTAAAAGGTCTTAACATAGATTCTCTTCTAGAACCACTTTTAGGCCAACGCTTATGTTTACTTTTTCTTGCTAATTCTGAAACACAATTAGCAAATTTTTCTGTCTTTGGATATTTACTACTCTCAAGTTTGTATTTAAATTTATATTTGGGAGAAGACTTATGATAATTATTTCTTTTTCTTGAACTTCTTTTTCCTGATTTTCTTTTTCCTGATTTTCTTTTTCCTGATTTTCTTTTTCCTAATTTTCTTTTTCTTGAACTTCTTTTTCTTGAACTTCTTTTTCTTGATTTTTTTCTTGAATTCCTTTTGTAACTTTGCTTTCTACCATAATCAAGACCAGGTGAAGGTTTTGTAATATTATCTTGAATTGTTATACTATCGGTATCTTGAATATTAGTATGTCCTGTAGATGGATCATCAATTCCAAGAATTTCCATAGTATATGGTAGTTCCTTTATACTATTTTTTACTATTTTATATAATTTTCTTTGTTTTTCATATTGTTCTATATTTTTAAAAAATCCAATTTTAATTAAAAGGTCAGCAATAGTCATTCCTTCTTCAATATAAATAAAGTCTTCAGGATTATCGCCATGGAATATGTAAGGTAACGTAAGATATATAAATATTTTTTTTCCAAATGGAAGTTTTGGAATTTCTTTTTTATTTTTATTGCTAAAATTTTGTAAAATAAATCCAGCAGGCATCTTTATATATTAAAAAGAAAAAAAAAATATCATTTTACTGCACATGATTTTTAATAATTGTATTTTTCTGTACAAGTGTTTCTTGTAATAACTCCATGAATGGTTTATAAACTTGCTTCGCAAGTCTCCGTAGCAAGTTTTTGAACTCGATAATCAATATCGATTGTAATTTTTTTGTAGTATTCTTTTTGCGTTACTTTTAGTTGAAAATCTAAACCATTTCCAAACATGTTAAAAGTCTATAACAAAATCTTTTTTATTATCATAATTTAAGTAGCAAAAGAAACTTGCTAATAATAATAATTGTTGTTGAGATTCTGTAAAGTTTTTTTCAATCTTAGTAATTAAGTTATTTTTGATAATCTTTATTCAACCTAGTTATAGGGTTGTTTTCTATAAGTTCAACTAATTTTAAAGTGTTCAAATTAAGGTTCAAATATTTTTTTCGAAAATGATTCGTGCGACTGGTTTTTATTTTAAACTTAAATTTAATAACTAATTTTAAGTTTTAATATGTTCTTCTTTGATATCTTTAGTTTCTTTTTCTTTTTCTTTTTTTTGTTCATTATATTTCTTTTTTTGATCTGATTTACAATCTTTACAATTCGATGAAATTCCGTCTTTAGATGTAGAACTATTATAAAATAAATTTCTTGTTTTTACACTTTCACATCTATTACACCATTTTTCTAACAAAATATCATATTTTGGTATGATAACCACCTTTCTTCTTTTTCTTTTATCTCCGTACCTTCCTCTTAAATAGCATTCTTTACATATTCTATTTACACCATCAGAATTACCTTTATTTTTAAAAAATTCTGATAAAGGTAACATTCTACTTTGTTCTGTTGTATGATGTATTCCTCCGCATCTCTTAGTTGTTGTGGAATTTATTTCCACAATTTCTTCTTTTAGTTCATTTTCTACTTCATCTATAGGAATTATATTTCTATTAAATTTTTCTATTTCTTCTTCTGTTTCTGTTGTATATTCTATATTTAACAATTCGCATATATCGAATATGCTCTTTATTAAAATTTCAAGATTAACACCAGATACACATTCACTATTTAAAGAATATAGGTGCTTTTCGTATTTATGTTTTAAAGTTTTTTCTATTAAAGCACTATCATTACTATAAATAAGAAATAAAAGTTTACAATAAGGATTACTTGTTCTATATGTTCCTGTCCTATTTGTTATTTGACCAGAAACTCCGATTTTTATAACATTTTTAGTAGAATTTTCTTCCATCTTAAATAAATAAAAACATGGACCTTCTTTTAGTTTATATAAATTTTTCTTCTTAAGGTAATATTGATGGGTTTGATAAAGCTTATGATATTTTTTACTTACTTCTTTATTTTCTTCTTCTAAAGAAACTATTACATCTTCTGCATTTTTTAATTTAGATTTCAAACCAGAATCAATCTCTTCTTCACTTTTCTCGTTGCCAAGTTTAACACTATCTGTAAAAATAAGCTCTCTAATCCATTTGGAGATTTGTAGAGAAAAACTTGGAGAACACCATTGGGCTAATTGAATTCCTAAATCAGGATGAATCCAAGTTCCTTGAGAGTATTTACCGGAATTACCTTTATATATTTCAATTAATTCTTTTTGAACTAACTTTGTACTTATATTTTGTGTTACGGAAATTCCCGTAACACTTTTTTTAAACTTATTTTCAAGTTCTTTTATCAAATTTTTAGTTTCTCTTAATCTTAACCAATCATTTACTTTTTTATTAACAGCTTTACATAAAGCGGTAGCATGTATATAACCATCTTCTCTTAAAGATATTGTAAAATCTTCACCATTTTCTAGTTTTAATTTGCACTGAAATAAGTTATTTACTTTTTGAAATTTATTTGTAGTTGTCATTTTATATATTAAAAATCATTTCTTTAAATAAGTTATAAAAATTTAAACTGGAACTTGGTTTACACAAGTTTATTCGATTAAGTTTCCGATGCCGGAATTCGAACATCACTTTTTAAAAGTATCAATTAGTCTAAAATATAAAATTTATTTAAAATACGTAAAATAGAATTTTAATTAAAGATTGTATCAGAAATATATACTAGATTATACACTTATGATTGAAGATTCAAATAATAAGTTTTAAAAATTAAATTTAAAAAAGAAAAATATTATTTCTTTAAAATAGTTTTAAAAATTATTTTAATTAATTTTTTTTTTCTTAACATTAAATAAAAAATGTCTAATCTAACTTCATCAAATGTTACCTCTGGTTTTATTGATTTAGCTACTTTCGATGAAATCGAAAAGTATATGTATGGTGGTCCCGATGCTACTGCTTATTTTGTAAGAGAAACTCGTAAATCTACGTGGTTTACACAGGTGCCGGTTGCTCTAAGTCGCTCAGCAGGAACTCCTGCTTGGAATCAAGAATGGTCTGCCAGTATTTCTCGTGCTGGTGATTATTTGCTTCAAACTTGGCTTAGAGTTACTATTCCTTCAGTTACAATTCTTACTTCAGGAGTTCCTACAACTGCAACCATCAGATGGACTAAGAACTTGATGCACAACCTTATCAAAGAATGTACTATTACATTTAACGATCTTGTTGCTGCTAGATTTGATAACTACCATTTAGATTTTTGGGCTGCTTTTACTGTTCCTGCTGGTAAGCAAAATGGATACAACAATATGATTGGTAATATTCCTCAACTTGTTTATCCTGTTCCTTCAAGTGCAGGACCAAATTCTGGATATACTCTTCAAAAGCAAATTCTTAACTTGCCTCTACCATTTTTCTATGGTAGAGATAGTGGAGTTGCTCTTCCAACAGCTGCCCTTCCATATAACGATATGAGAATTAACTTCTCATTCCGTGACTGGACCGATCTTCTTGTTTATCAACTCAATACAGGTGCTGGTCCTTCACAACTACCTACACCATATTCTACTTATATTACATCTGATATCTTAACTCAAACCACTCTTACTGCAAATGTTTGGGCTAATTATGCCATCGTTTCAAATGACGAACGTAAGAGAATGGCCTGTGCACCCCGTGATATTTTGATCGAGCAGGTCCAGACAGCTCCAAGACAAAATTATGCTCCTGTAACTGATTACAGACCTAATTTTGATATCAGATTTTCACATGCTATTAAGGTTCTTTTCTTTGCTGTACGTAATACTACTGGAAAGAGTGAATGGTCTAATTACACAACTGTATCCCCCGTTGTCAAGAACTCCGGAGGTGCTGGAGGTGTTAACTTGCTAGATTCAAGAAATAACTATCTCGCTGCTGATCCTATCGATACTACTTCTCTAATCTATGAGAATACTAATCGTCTATCTGATATGGGTTCTGATTATTATTCTCTTGTTAACCCTTATTACAACGCTCCAGTCATTCCTTATTCTATTGGATATCACTGCTATTCATATTCACTAGATTTTATCTGCTTGGATCCGATGGGATCAACTAACTATGGAAAATTGACCAACGTATCAATTGTCCCCAAAAGTTCAACTGCTGCTAACACAGCCGCAACTGCTGGTCAACTAAATGCTGCTTCTAGCAGCCAAACTTATGAATTTATTGTTACTGCTGTCAACAATAATATCATAAGAATTTCCGGAGGAGCTCTAGGTGAAAATGGGAAGCCTAGAATAGGTAGATGCTTTAATAGTTGTGGTAAAACTATTAGAGATAAACATTTGAATTACCACCAATTAACACTTACTATATGTTAATTGATATAACTACCTAGTATATTGATAAAACAATATGCGAGATAATTTATAATGTCGGGAAACCCCTTAAGATTATACTACCAAACTATTATAGAAATATAATATGTGGCCACGTTAATAGCGTCGGGTATGGTAATAATGTATAATATTGGGCAATCCGCGGGTAAAGAACTTAAAATCGTTATGCAAGATAATGGTTCTCCCTCAACGATCACCGGATTATCGGTCTTAGATGTATAGCAAACATCAATCATAGGCTTAAGGTATGATCTGTCCCTCTCTGAAAAGTTAGGGGATTTAAAACACGTTCCCTGTTTTATAATTGTACTATTCTATTTTTATACAAGGTATTTGTATAAAAATTGATTTTTAAAATATATTTTTAAAATATTTTTTACAAGATGAAAAAAGCATATATTTATAAAATAATTAATACAAAAACTGATGATATTTATATTGGCTCTACTATTCAAAAGATAAAAGATAGATTTAAAGCTCATAGGAGTAATGCAAAAAATAATAAAAAAAATCTTCTTTATGAGTGTATGCGTAAAAATAGAATAGAAAATTTTAATATAGAATTAGTAGAAGAATTTGAGTTTAATAAAAAAGAAGAAATTGGTATTAAAGAAAAAGAATATTTTGTAAAATTAAAACCTAATTTAAATATGATACCTCCTAGTATTTATATTCAAAAAGAATATGGTAGAATTTATAAATTATTCAATATTTTAGATAAAACACAATTTTACATAGGTTCTACAATTAAAAAGATAAATAACAGATTAAGTTCTCATAAATCTGCCTCAAATAACATAAATACTCCTTTATACAAATATATGAATGAGAATGGGAAAGAAAATTTTCTTATTGAATTAGTAGAAGATAATATTCTAAGTGATAATCTTATAATAAGAGAAAATTACTGGATAAATGAACTTAAACCACCTTTAAATTCAAACATTTTTTTATGTAGAACAGAACAAGAAAGAGATAAAGCAAAATATGAAAACAATAAAGAGCAAATAAAGAAACGTGTAAATGAAAGAAGAATTATTAAAAGAGACGAAATTAACTCTCAAAAAAGAGAACATTATGCTAGAAATAGAGAATCAATTTTAGCTAAACAAAAAACACAAGAATATAAAGATCGCGCAAATAAATTAAGAAGAGAAAGACGAGCTAAGAAAAAACTTGAAAACAATTCATAAGTAATAAATATATACTATTCTATTTTTATACAAATACCTTGTATAAAAATAATTACTTCAACCTTAATTCTAAGTTTTCTTTTTCTAGTTCAGATATTCTTAACTTTAATTTTGTATTTTCTTTCTGTACCAGTTCTAAAGTTATTTTCAAATCATTATCTCTAAGTAAAGTTTCAATAGTTTCAATAAAATTGTTTAGAGTTGAAGGTGGTTTAAATATTTCAGATTGATTATGGAATTTAACATTATACACACTTAAAAGTTCTTTAATTTTCTTTTCGATTGGTTCACCTGAAATTTCAAAGGCTTTAATCATTCTAAATTGCTCATATTGACTTTCGCAACTAGTATGTTTTTTTTCACGTTGATGAATGTTACAATCAGAATAACCAAGCTTCACTAGAGATTTACCAATATAGGCAATATATAAAACGCATTTGTTTGTATATAAAGACCAATCGTGCTTTATTTCTAATTCTTCAGCTTCAATATCAATTTCAGATAAATCTAGTAATTTACGAATAGGTCTTTGTAATTTAACTTCTCCCTTAGTAAATAATTCATCTAATATTTTAGATACTTGTACTGCAAAATAAGGAGAAATCCATTGTGCTAAATTATAAGCAACTTTTCTATGTATCCAAGTACCTTGGATTTTAGGATTTAGCGAGTTAAGATTTACGGACTCGCTGATACCACCATGTTTTACAATAATTAATTTAGATTCCGGAATATTTTCAGATTTCTCTAATTCTTTTATAAATTCTTGTGTTTGTTTGAGATTATGATAATGATTAAATTTTTTACCACCTGCTTTACATAATTCAGTAGCATTTATCATACCATCTTTTCTTATTGGAATTAAACAATCTTTGCCATTTTTTAGCATAATATTGTGTTCAGTTATACATAAATCTATATTTTCTTCGGAAATAATTTGATTTATTTCTTCATTTTTATTAGCTTTTGATTCTTCAAAACCATCATCAATATTAAAGTTATTATCATTTGTTTTGTTTTCATTTTCAAGTTCATCAAAATCTACATGATTTTTAATTAGTTCATCTTTTTTCAAATTATTATAAGATGTAAAGCCTCTATCTTTTGCTAATTTTTTTAGTTCCTTCATATTCATCTTATTATAATTCACTTTGTTATCATCATAAACTAAATCAAAAGGATTTTTTTCTAACAGGCTAATTAAACCATCTTTTGTTTTAATATGTGCATTATGTAAATTTCTATCTTTACATAATTTTCTCAAATCAGGGACATTCATTAAACGATAATTTGGTTTAGTATCTTCAATTACAATACTATCATAATTTTTATTCCAAATATTATTTTTTCTACGTTCAACCATATTTAACATCCTTTCTTTTAAAGTTTTAATAGCAATTGAATTAGAAATTCCTATTTTATAACCATAATTAGGTGCGATTTTTCCTAAAGCACTATTTGTCATATTTTTCCAACTTTCAACTACTTCATTAGTTATTGGTATTTTTAGTATCTTCACATAGTCATGATATTCCTGTGTAGGTTCAAAACGACGTGCCGTATATTGATCATTATCTTCTTCATCTGGATGATTTTTTACGTATTCAAAAGTAGCAATCCATGTTTCAATAGTATCTGCTGATAAACCACCTCGCGATGATTTACCCATGAACATTCTTGCTAAATTAGTACAATTAATAGATTCTTTTGCTTCGATTAAAAATTCGTACATAATACCATGCTTTGCTGCTTCTTGACAAAAATTTTTTGGATTAGACATATGCTTTCGCATCGGTTTTATTGCATGTAAGTTTTCCATAAGTAATAGTCTTTTTATAATAGAATGCTTGTCTTTAAATCTCAATTATTTTAAAATTATTTTTTCAAGGCACATTTAAATATGAAAAAATTGATTTTTTAATTTTTTATAATTCAAAATTTATATCAACTATAAATGTCTTTATTTGACACTATATTATCTTCATTTCAAAAACTAAGCGTAAAATCCGCTGAATATTGTTCTGATTCCGACGAAGAACACGAAGGAACAAGAGAATATGATGATTTATTAGCTAATATTGAAGCTTTAAAAAAATGTAACTATACAAAAAATTTAGCAAGTAAACTACATATCAAAAACAAGCATTACTTTGAATCGATTGTTTTTATATCTTCCGATTCTTCTCAAATGGAGATAAAAGAACAATTATCTAAGTGTTTAGAAATAAATCATAGAACGGAACATATCTTATACTGCTTAAAAACAAAAAAAATATTAAATAACGTTCTAGCTTATCTTAACCGATAAAAAATATAATTTTATATAATTTTGTATTATATAAAATTGAATTTAAATTTAAGTATCTCATATTTTAATTAAAAATGGACATTAATATTCAGGATTATACCCAAGATAGGAAAAAAGAAAATATGTCGGTCGAAATTAACTCAGATGGAGAACTATCTAAACTTTCGGTATCTAAATTGCTAACAGATAAAAATATTTTTACAGAATTAAATGATGCAGTTTCTTCTGAATCTGAAGAAGATTGCACTATAGATAAAGTTCAAAAAACAATATTTAGTTTCGTTCTTAATGAACTTATTTTTAAGTCTAAGATAAAACAAAAAAATAAAAAAATAGTTAAACTTATACATGAAAATATACTTAAAGAACTTTTATTAAAAAAATTAATTCAGGATAAAAAGACCCTTAATAAAAAAATTAAAACATATTATTATGGATATAAAGTTTGGAAAGATTTAACAGATGAACCTTGCGAAGAGTTAGACTTAGTTGAATAAACTCTTTATACCTTCAAACTTCAGTTTCAACTTACTTAATTCTTCTTTTGTATTTAGATGATCTTTGCATTCTGTTTCATACTTATTTAGTAGTTGATTATACTTTATATCAAGATTAGATACTTTATTTTCATATGTAGTTATTTTATCATTATAAAACTGAGATACTAAATCAAAATGATTATGAATATCTTTTGAAAATTGAGTTGTAATATCTAAAATATACTTTGCATTTGGAGCTGTACTTATATTTACATAATCATCTTCCGTTTTCTTTAATTCTACAAATTCACTCACAACTTTATTCTCATTCTGTTCGTCTTCTTCCTTATCTTCTTCGTTATCTTCTTCGTTATCTTCTTCCTTATCTTCTTCGTTATCTTCTTCTTCATTCTGTTCGTCTTCTTCCACCTCCTTATTTTCAATTACTTCCTGAGGACTTTCTTCATCTTCACCGCTACCTTCCTCCTCCTCCTCATTATTATTTATTTTATCAGAATCATATGGTATTTTCCACTCATCACATAACTCTACATCTTCTTTACCTAACAAACTTACTTCATCATCTACATATTTACCTATAACAATCTTTTCTTCTAAAGATTTTAATACTAAATTTGTATCAACATGTAAAATATGGGATGAACCTTTGATTTTCTTAAGTTTCAATTTTGGTTTTATAGTACTCATTTTTATTTAGAAAACAAATTTTTAAATAGTCATTTTAATGTTAATTTTTTAATTTTTATTTAAAACTAAAAAAATTCTTAATTAAAATGTCGAAAATATTTGAAAATAAAAGTATGCTGATTCATCTAGCAGTTGAAAGTGTTATTATTTTAGCCATAACATTCTATTTTTCACAAAAAAATAAGAAGCTTATGTGTCATATAAATGATTTAATCGAAAGAATCGAAGAACAAGAGGATATCATTCAAAAACACGAACAACTTATAAACAACTTATCTAATGCTATAAATGATATCAACTATAAAATTTCTGGTGAAACTAAAAATGTACCTTTACAACCAAAAAGAACCACTAAACAATCAGAAAATATTGGCTCAACTCTTGAAGAAACTATTATGAAACATATCATAAATCCAGAATTAAATAACGCTAACAATCTTAAGATGCATTTTATACATCCACCTTTAAGAAGAAGTACTTCCCAACAGCCATACACTACAACTTCAAAGATTGAAGAGATAGATACTTGTGAAGATATGGATGTTGTAGAAACTATTTTGGAAAACGATGATGATGAGAAAGATGAAAATTTAGATGATGAATTGGAAGAAGAACTAAGTGAGCTTAATTAAATATATAATTTAAACATAAAATTATAGATATAAAAATATATTACATGAAAAAGAAATGTGTAATAAGTAATTATATACCACATAAGACTCCAACTTACCCAAAATTTTATGAATGGTATGATAACTACAAAAGTAACCTTATAGATATGTATAATATTTATATCGAAACTTTAAGAGAAAGATATCCTAATATTAACTTCGATATTTTTGATAAAGAAGAATACTTTAATCTCTTTATCAATTTAATTTTTGATTCATCTTCTAAAATAATAATTTAAAGATTGAAATATTAAATTATATATGTCAAAGGAAGTTCAAATTAAAAAAGATAAAAAAGTATCTTCTTTTATAGATAATTACGAAAGCAACATCTCTGAAAATAATGAGTATAATTTAAATACAGATGAAGACTTTGAAATTGACGATGAAGAAAAATCACGTGAATATTACCTCAATACAATAAATATTATTCGTAAAAATATTTTAAATTATATAGAAGATAAGTCTTTACCTCTATGCGAATTTTTATATTTAAAAGATATTAAAATGCTCTTAAAAAAATCAAATAATTTTTAAATTCGATTTGAGTTTAAAAATTATATTATTTATGCCAATCCTAAACATTTAATAACCGCATTTTGTGCAAGTCTTATTTGCCTTTGTCTATCACTAGATTCATCGTCTGTCTTATCTAATAGTGTCGATAACATATTTCCCTCTATTATTTCTTTAGTAGAAATAGTTTGAAGTATATTAGGTATAGGTAGAACCTCTTCCTCCTCTTCTACCTCTTCCTCTGCCTCTTCTTCCTCTTCCGCATCTTTTACATCGAGCATATCTTGAATTTTTTCTTTTAAAATTTCATCAGATACAACCAGACCTAATTCATTTAAATCTTTTTTTACTTTTTTAAGAATTACATTTTCACTTGTATATTCTTTATATTTTTGAATAATAGAATCTATATTTATATCATCAACTATAGGTGCTGCTTCACTAACAACTACTCCACCTACTTTTTTTTCAGAGACCAAAAGATTAATCATTCTTTTTACATAATATTTTAATTTATTTGAAACAAGCTGTTCTGGAGTAAATTCGCCAGTACTTTCTAAAGAGGTGAATACATTATTAGATATGGTACCTTTATCTAAAATATTATTTTCTATGTTCACCTTAATTAGATTATCTATAATATCGTAAGTGTCATGTTTGTAATCTTTCTCAGATAGGTCTGATTTTAAAATTGTTTTTAAAGTGTTAATAGTGTCTTTATTTCCTATTATTCTTTTTCCTCTAAGATTATATTCATCTATACCTTCAATATTTTTTTGTTTAAGATTTGCTAAACTTCTATCAATACACTTTGGAGGATTATTATCAATATCGCACACTAAATCACCTGGACAATCAAGATTATAGTCAGGATAACAATTATCACCAGACGAACTTAAAATTGCGCCTTTAATAAATTTTTGACGACGATTAAGTGGTGATTTCAATCTCCTTGCTGGTTCTAGCATAGGAACTTCTTCTTCGGTTGCGACTAAAACGGGTATAAGTTGGGGAGTTTCTTCTTTGTTAACTAATTGTTGTTCTATAATTTCATCTACGAGATCATTATCGAATGTGATAGTATTAGTCGTAACATTAGTTTCAACTATTTTATCAAAAAATCCTTTTAGTAGATTGGGGTCTTTTACATATTCTTTTAATTTTTGAATTATATTAGTTATAATATTATCACCAGATAATTCAGAATAATTTTCATTTACAAGTTCAGCTATTTTTTGTGTTAAAGGATTGATAGGTTCTACAACTTCTAGTACTTTTTCCTCTCTGACTTTTTTTTCTTGTAAATAATTTATTATATCATTTTTAATTTTAGTAATAAGATAACCTTTTTTAAAGCTTTCTAAATATTTATTATTTGTTATTACTTTAGTTAAATCTGGGCGAAGTTTAGAAAAACTAATATCACCACCGGATTCATCTTTATAATTATTCAAAATTTCAGAATATGAACCTAGATCATCTATTATTTCAAAAACAATAGTTGTAAAATCCTTACCTTCTACGCTATAAGATTTTTTTATAGCGACATCTAAACCTTTACCTACGCTAGTTGGAGGTTTTTCTTCTATATCTGTTTTTTTTGCTTCAGCTTGTTTTTGACGAACAACTTGTGTTCTATTTGCTGCCTCCTCAATCATAGCTTTTTTTTTTAATTCTTCCTGTTCTTTTAACATTCTAGCTTTTTCTCTTTCTTTTTCTTCTTTTTTTTGTCTATCTTTTGCAAGAGCAGCATCTCTTGCAGCTTTTTCTCTCTCAGCTTTTTCTTTTTCTTCTCTTTCTTTTCTAGCTTTTTGTTTTTGTGCTAATTGTCTTTTAAGCTCTTCTTCTTCTTCTTCTGATTTTGAAAGAATTTTAGTTGATGGTTTTACAGCTATAGTAGCTTTTGTACCTAATAAATCATCAAAAAAATCTTTTGTTGGAGCAGTACTAGTCTCACTTTTACCGCTTTTTATTTTATCTAAAGCGTTTTTTACGTTTCTATATATTTCTTCTTTTGTTCCAGATTTTCTTACCTCCAAATTATATTGACTAATCACAGCATCAGCTACTTTTTTCAATTTTTCAATAGTTGGGTCTCCTGTTTTTTTGAAAGGTGGTAAAATATATTCTCTTATATCATCTGGTAGTTCAGTTGTAGAAGTGGTAGAAGTAACAGATCTAGCAATAGAACTAGCTGGAGACACGGGTGCAGGAACACTTAAACTACCACCTCCTGTTTCTCTGTATTTTGCAACTATAGCAGCACATAATTTTTCTCTATTACTATAACTTTCAGGATTTGGTATTCCACATCTTCTAGCTAATTCATCTATATCTGCTCTTTTTCCATTTTTACTATTCTTACATTCTGATTCAGTAATACTACATTTAAGTTTTGATGCCATATTTTTTTATTATTTACAAATATATTTTAAATTTTATATTTTAAAAAATATGAAATTTAAATCTTTATTACAAAATTTTTCAAATAATCAGTAATTTTATCTTTAGGCTTACCTCTCTGATTACTTACAACTCTTGTACCATCTTGATTATGTTTGTAATCAAAATTTGAATGAATATGACCACATATCCATGTATCTATTTTGTTTGTATCGAGAAGATAATCTAGGTCACTTGTATATAAGGATATATATCTGTCTCTTTTTTTGCAATTTTGAGTTGTAGTATATGAAGGACAATAGTGTGTGACAACTACTAATTTATAATTATTTTTATCGCAGTGGTCTATCATTTTTTTAAGATAATGCACATCAGACTTAAATTTTTGCGTGTATAGTTCATCTGTTATACCAAAAATTCTTACGATAAACTTTGGTATAGATATTTTTAAATCACTCCATAGGGTACATCCAGTAATACATATATTTTCAACCATTATACTACTCTTGTTTAACACATATAAATTTTTAATATTTTGTTCTATTTTATATAATCTGCTTAATAACAGGTTCATTCCAATTTGATTGTATTCTTTAAATGTATAGTACTCGTGATTTCCGGGTACATATATTACATGTTTAAAATATACACATAGTTTACATAAAAAACCCTCTAATTGTTCTATTTTGTATAAAGACCCTATATCTCCTGCTAGTATAAGTATGTCAGCCACAGGAGTTATATAATCTAATGGATTAGGTATTTCGTCATTTTTATACTCAATATGTAAATCAGACGCTATTTGTATTTCTACCATTATAATTTATAGCTATATTTTTTTTTAAATTTAAAATTTTAAAAATCATTTTTTTATTTAAAAGTTATCTTCGGGTAAGTTATTTAAATCTATGTTTGGTCCTCTCATCTTTCTCTTTACTTGTTGAGCTGGTTTTGGTACATTTAGAGAATTCATCATTCCCATTAAATTAGCACCTGTCTTTTTTAATATCATTTTTGATACTATAAATACGCCTGCATTTATTATTATCATAAATAATAATCTTAATTCTACAGGCCATTTTGAACCTGTTGGTACATAAGATTTTTCGCCTAACTCTATAAGTAGTTTCTCATACTGATTCATAGATAATATTTGTTGTTGTGTAAAACCTTGCATTTCCAAGTTAAAAAAATTACCGAGTAAAAATTCACAAGCCATAAATCCACCAATTAAATATTGTTTGTAATTGTCAACAGTTGAGTCTAAAGATAATCTTCTAACTGTATCATCATAAGATTTTTTCATAGAGTTATAATCTGTATGAATGGTGTATTCAGGTATAACACCGTTTGGATATGATTTTTTTAATAAGTCAAATTTAAATAACATTTCTCTTTTTAAATCTTCTTCTTCTTGTTCACTTCTTGAAATATGATTTACATCTCGCAAATGTTGCTTTCTAACATAACCACCTTGAGCTTCTAATTCTGCTAAACTAGGAGGTACTTGCCTATTATTTTTATTTGAAATAGATATGGTACTATGATTATCATAACTTCTCTGTTTGCTATATTTATCTTTTGGTGCATATTTATCTGATATGACTGATTCATCCGAGTTATCATCGAGTAGTTCATTTAATCTATCTTCTAAATTATCTATCGACGAATCATCATCATATTTTTTATTTTTTTTATCCTCGTTATAGTTATCATTATCGTTATCGTTTTTGTTTGTTAAACTTTTATAAGATTCTTTATCGGAATCTGTATCTGTGTTTTTCTCTACAATTTCTACATCATCTTCTTTATTTTTCTTTCTATTTTTAATTATATTTCTAAAATCAAAATCATCGTCATCTACTTCTTTATTATCTTCTTTGCTATTTTCTTCCTTTTCTTTTTCATTTTCTTTATAGTCATCTTTTTCACCATCATTTAAAAATTTATCCAACTTTGATTCAAAATTTTTATTTTTATTCTTATTTTTTTTCTTATTTTCGTTATCATTATCATCTTGATTTTCAATATCAATATCGATATCAATATCATCTTTAGGATCGGGTGAAATACTTTTCTTTGGACTATATTCTCTATTTATTAAATCTTGCTTTATTTTTGACTTATTTTCTAAAAGTTCTAAATACAATCTTGGTATTCTGGGAAATACTTGCTCTTTATGATTCTCATATTTTTTATCTTCTGACAAGGGAACTTTAATAACTTGAATATTTTGCTGTTTAGTCATTTAGATTACAATTAGGACCACTTTAAGTTATATATTTAAAAATTGATTTTTTTTTGTCACAAATATAAAAAATATTATATATGCAACATACAAATTTTGAAAATCTATTATTAGACGGAGAAATTAACGAAAATATCTTAAATAAGGCACTCCTACATATAGGAAAAGTAAGAAATCTTGAATACAAAAGTAGTAATGGTTCTTCCTTTGTATTTATTTCAACTGATAACAACATAGCTGTACAATATTTCAATCATCGACAAATACCTGAAAAAATAAAAATCATTTTTGATGCTATAAATAAAACAGAAAATTTCTATGTAAATAAAAAATTTTATTTTAAGAATAAAAGTTTTACTCTTAATTTCAAGCTTAAAAATCACTTATCTAATTTTATTGATTATAAAAAACCGGATAACATTATTATATGGGAAAAACATGTATGTTTGAACTCGTATACAAATGATATGATAGTAAAAATATTAAGCAATAATATTATAAAATTTATATGGGATATTTCAAAGGGATTATATGGGCTTCATTCTCTTTTTATTTTACATGGTGATCCGACTATAGATAATATAGGAATAAGAAATGGTGTATTTATACTTTTTGATTTTGATTCATCTAAGATTAATGTCGAGTTTTTATCTTTTAAAAAAGATAATTGGGAATTTCTTAAGTCTCTAAAATTTAATTTAGGAGAAGAAAAATGGAATAATATTTTAGAAGATTATCCTTTTATTTCGGGTTCAGATTCAATTATAGATGATATGATTGTATATATGTGTAAAGAAACAAAAAAAGATACTGACATTCTAATTCAAGATTTAAATAATCTTTCAATAATATATTAATTTCAAATCTATATAGAGGTTTAAAATTACTTTTTTACTTTTTTTACTTTTTTATTTTTACTTTTATCTTTGTTTCTTCTGCTTTTTCTCTTGCTTTTTTTTCTAGTTTTGCTTTTGATTTTAATTTTTTTAACAGGTTTTTTTCCTTCTATATCTTTAATTTCATTTATGTCCTTTAAATACTCTTTTTTCAACCATTTTTTATCATCCTTTAAAGTTTTATACTCAATATCATCTTCATTTTTCTTCTTATACATGCTTCTTAAACTATTACATAACTTTATAGGTCCCATAATTACTAAAGCTTTACGAAGTGATTCATATCTATCTTTTTCGTCTTTATTTACATCATAATTATATTTGATAAGTAAGTTTTTTTGCATATCCATTTTTATGTTATATATTATTTTTATTTTGAAATATTTAAATAGCTATTATTTTCCGATAGGCATATATTTATATAACTTCGGCAAAATATACAGGTGTTTTTTTCTCTAATCCATATTTTTAAACATTCTTTGTGTATTGCGTTGAAGCAATTTTCACATGTATATATATCTTTTTCATTTTCCATAATATTAAAACATATAGCACAATCATCTTTATTATTTCGTATTTCTAAATCTTTATTTTTAGAATCATTAATAGCTTTAAATTTTACAGTTAAATATTTTTCTGTTAAATAATTACAAGCTATAGTAGTATCTGTTGTTATATTAAATATTATATCCATTCTTTGTTCTTCGGTAAGTTTTTTAGATATAAAAGTATCGATCAAATATATTTTACCTATCACACATATAACAAAGCATATATGCTTACAGAATAATTTTTCATGTTTTATATTACTATCAGGACAATTACATGTTACAATTGAATCGTAAATTGTTATCGTGTATATATTTAAGGTTGACCCTGTTAATTTAAGTATAATATTATCTTTGTTATTTACTGTTTTTTCAAGCAAATAAATAGTTTGATAATGAGACTTAGAAATTCTATTTTTTTGTTCAGTACATATTAAAGGTGAATACATAAGATTATTCATTTTGATTTAAAAGATATTGGTTATATAATTAAATGAATTTATTTTTTAAACTAGTTTTATACTTTATACCTACATTTTCTTGTTATTTTAAAGATGAAGTAAGAGTTTTAAAAAACGATACCGAGATTATAGATAAAAAATATAACACAGTATTATTTTCATATGGATTTTTATCTTTATCATTTATAACAACATTTGTAATTAAAAAGTTGAACTTAAGTATAAAATTTTATAACACAAAAATAGAATTATTTAACTATGCAACTATAGGAGAAGTTATCTTTTTGTTTTTATATATTGTTTGGTGGCTTGGAATGGTATCATATGCATTTTTAGGTGAGTATAAAGGTCAAATAATGACAAGACTAGGAAATTGGATAATACTGAATCTTGCATGTACTTTATTTCCAATAGCTAGGAATAGTATTTTTTCAATATTATTAGGTATATCTCATTACAAACTATTATACTTACATAGAATATTATCTATTTTGTGTATAGTTTCAGTTATAATAAAATTTATTTCGGTGACAATAATGTACGACCCTTCCTTTTTATTTTTAGTAAAATATAGAATAGAAGGTTCACCTTTAATGGGTACTATTGCCTCGATATTATTTTTATTTTGCGGAATATTTTCTTTAAATACCATAAGAAAAAATTGGTTCGAATTATTTTATTATTCTCACCGCATTTTAAGTGTAAGTATTGTTTTATTTAGCTCTTTACATTACATATCTTCTTTGTACTATCTTTTACCATCAATAATTTTATATCTTATTGATTTAATAGTGAGAATGTATCATACATATACGTCAATATATGTAAGACTTAAAAATGAAGGTATAGAAAAATATGAAACAGATTGCACTTTTATAGACATAACTTTTTTAAAAAAGGTTAAAACATATCCTAGTTGTTATTTTTTTATTTGTTTTTACAAAGATATTTCAAGATTTGAATGGCATCCTCTTAGTGTAGTATCAAACTCGTATGATACAATAACATTTTGTACTAAAAATATAGGTAAAGATAGTTGGACTGGAAGACTTTTTAATTTGACAAGAGATACATCAATAATTAACGATAAGAAGGTGTATATTCAAGGACCATATGGAAATCTATCTATAAACTATAAAAATAATAATTACGAAAATATTTTTATTATAGCAGGAGGTATAGGTATAACTCCGTTAATATCAGTTTTAGAGGACATTAATAGTTTGTATAAAAAACAAAATTTATCAAACTTAAAAAAGGTTTATATTTTTTGGATTATGAAAGATATCTCGCTATTTGATTCGTTCAGAAAATATTTTATGGAATTAAAAAAGAATATATTTAAGTTTAAAATATATACAACTAAAAATAAAACAATATTTGAGTCTTATATAGATACCGATTCTTTCCTATTTATTAATGAAAGGCCAAATATGTCTTATATTTTAAATATGCAATTTACAAAACAAAATAAAAATAATGCTATTATAACATGTGGACCTAGTAGTTTAACAAATGATATTGCAAATATAAGCGAACAGTTTGGAATAGATATATCTGTTGAAAATTTTTAAGCTAATTTATATTTAATTTTAAAAAAATTAGATATAATAATAAAAGAGATGGAATTAAAGTATTATGAATGTGAATATTGTAAAAATAAGTTTAAAAAGGAAACATACTTATTAAAGCATCAAAAAAATGCAAAGTATTGTTTAAGCATACAAAAAGGAAAAGAAAAACTACTTAAAAAAATAGAAGTTGTACAAAGCGATATTATATCTGAGTTAGAAAAGAAAAAATTGAATGAGATACATGATTCTTTTCTGGAATTTGAAAATAGCAAATTGGAACTTGAAAATGAGTATAATACAAATATTTCAAATATATTAGAAAAACAAAATTTAAAAAATAATATTGAAGAGTACTATTCAATTGAAAAAAGTAAAATAGATAAGTTACAGGAATTATACGCTTTATTTGAGAAAAACAAGTTTTCTATTGAAGAAAAATATCAGAATCTTATTTTGGAAGAAAATAAAAGCTGGAAAGATGATTTAAAAAAAGAAAAAATTAAAGAACTAGAATCAAGTTTTGATTTAATAAAAAATAAAATAAATAATTTAATAGACACAAGTGAAGATGTTGATAAAGCTCAAGATACACTGAATCAATTTATTTTTAATCTAAATGAATATTTAACTTTTAATGAAAGTGAAGGTGTAAGTGAAGGTGTAAGTGAAGTAAGTGAAGTAAGCGAGGCTGAAGGTGTAAGTGAAGTAAGTGAAGTAGTTGTGCCTGAAGGTGTAAGTGAAGTAAGTGAAGTAAGCGAGGCTGAAGTAGTTGACTATACTCCACCGAATAATGATTTAGAAAATAAATTGTTATATCATCTAATAGTATTATTACAGGAACAAAAACTAAGTAAAGATAATTTATTGTATATTATAGTTGAACTTATGAAATATATAAATAATTTTGATGTCAAAGGTACAGATAAAAAGTCTTTTATATTATACATACTTAAAAATTTTATTGATACTAATGAAGATGATATTCAAAATAAAGAAGATATGAAACGTTTTTTAACAATATTTTCGAACGATTTTGTAGATATAGTGTCTGCTATTAGCGATAAAAAACTAAGAATTAAACTTAAAAAAAGTTGTTTTTTCCCTTTATGTTTTTAAATTTATTTGAACTTTAAAAACAATTTAAGTACTTAAGTAATTAAGTAATTAAGTATCAAAAAAGAATGTTTGAAATAATCTTCCGGATTCCTTGTCCTTACCAAAATATGTACCACTCTGATGGCTTCTTTTTCCTTTAAATAAAATACATCTATTAAACTTATTACCTACCGAATCCACCATGTACCACTTATCATAATTTCTTGAATCATCATTTAATTTTTTTATTTCTTCATCGTTTCCTTCTGAATCCTTTTCTATTTTTAATTCTTTATGCATATAAGTACTGGTACCTGCATCTAAAGGAGCATCTGGTGTCATATATATAACAGCCGACCATTCAGTTAAATCTCTATGTATCCAGCTATGCATATCTTCTGTTACATATTGAAATGAAGCATTATATCCTTGTGGCCAAAATTTAATCTTCTTTCCAACTATATTCTCAAATCGTTCTTTAATATTAGCAAATTCTTTCCAATCTAAAAGACAATCTGTTCTAAAACCAGGATAATTTCCTTTTACATTAAATTCGCAAGTTTTTAAAACTTTTTCTCGAATAGCATTAGGATCTTCATAAAAATTATCTATAATTACTATAGACATATCATTATTCCACTTAAAAGTTGAACCAAAATATTTTGAAGTATCAAAGAATTTTAAATTTTCGTCAATACGATATACTACATTTGATGGCGCTTTTTCTTTTGCTCTTAAATTTGCTTCAACTCCTTTATCATTATCTTTTGTGTAACAACACGATATTGCAAATATAAAATCAAAATCATAATCATAAATATGCCTTTCAATAAATAGATCGTTTAAATTTGGATTTCTATTTTTTGAAGCCATCATTCCAAAGCCAACTGCTTTATTATGTTCACCTTTTTTTTGAAAATACGCCACTAATTCATAATAACATTCTAGCCTTTCAGGACATATAGATGTACCCATCATGAGATATTTTATTTTATCACTTTCATCTTTTATTAATCTACTCGCTTTTAAACATGCTATATATCTTTCTTGTTCCCAACTATTATTTGTAATTTCAATCCTTTTTTTGTACCATTCAATTGATTTTTTTGTACAAACTGACTCATATGTTTGAGCTAAATAAAAAGTTGCTCTAGCATCATTTGGATTATCTTTTAAAAAATCTAAAAACATTTGAGCATCTTCTTCATATCTTTTTGGATTTTTAGATGATGCACCTTCTTTTCTTGCTAGATTATATATCCAATCAATATCAAAAGATGAATTTGAAATAGTTCCTACTAAATATTCGTGTACAGGTTGTAACCATTTATATAGTTGATTATTTCTACATATTTGCCACCTACGATATCTAAGAGACCCATATATAGTATTTAAATAAAATACAGAAATATTTGGTTTTTCTTGAAGTTGAGTATATAATTTGTCAACATCACCTTCAGTTAGATAACTTAGTGGATTATTCATATCTTTAACAAATACCTCATCTGCATCTAAAAATACTAGATACTCACAATCTTTTCTAGTATTCCAAAAATGTTCCCATAAATAACTCTTATTAAACCCAAAACTAACCCAGTCTTTATATATTATCTCACCTTTTTTATCATGTAAAGCCATCCAATTATTTATAACATCAATCGTTTTATCTGTTGAACCGGTATCACAAATAATATAAGTATCAAATAGATTCTTAAGACTTTCAAAAGCTCTTTCTATAATATGAGCTTCATTTTTAACTATCATAAGTAAACAAAATTTTGACATTCTATTTTTTATTTAAAAATTATTTAGTTTTTAAATAAGAATATTTTAAGTGTCAAATCTATTTAACATATCTTTAATATTTTTTAATTCACTTTCAATTCTTTCTAATTCCAATTTTAACTTTATTATGTTTCCCGAACTTAGAATTTTTTCAGGTGTAGGTCTAGGTGCGGGTGCAGGAATAACATTATCCTCGCTAGATAATTTTTTTGATATTTTTGTTATATTCCAAAGTTCGGAAGATAATTTTGCATCCATTAAATATAAATAAGGTAAATAAAAGTATCCTTTATCCCCCCAATCTTCACCCCAACTATTTCTAACTATCCACATTTGAGTTATATCATTATAACCTACAACTAGTACAGCATGACCTCCAAGACAATTTTCGCTATCTATATCTGGTATAGATACTATTCCTGTTTTAGAAACTTCTTCACTTTCAAAAGATTCATATATTGAAATTCCGACTACAAAAGGATGTCCAGATGCTAAAGATGTTTTCATAGAGTTCATATCACAACTTATATTATGAACTGTATAAGCTCTATGTTGTAAGGCATCTATATAACATTTTTGAGGAGGTTTGATTTTAAATTTTTTAGTATCGTAAGGCCAATCTTTTTCATTACATACCCCATATGTTTCCAACGTTTTAATTCCATCAGATAATAAGGCACCAGAATCTTCATGTACACTATTTTCCAATAATCTTTCGTTATAGTATATAAATAATCGAGATGGTATAAAAGTGTTACTCATACCATCTTTAATTTCAAATGCTGCAGCGAGTGCTTGTGCTGTACAACTTCCAATATTTCCTTGGTCATAAATTGCTGGACATTTGTTTCTTAAATCTACCTGTTTTGGAAGTTTTTTAATTTCTAAAAATGATTTTAATTTTAATTGAGATGTAGGCGTTCTTTCTATTTTAAGATTATAAATTCTTTTCATTTATTTAATATAAGATAAAAATTACGTATAATAATCTAAAAATCTTTTTTCTTCTTTAACTAATTTATATTTTTTTATCAGATTCAAACCTTCTTTTATATCTTCATCTGTAATTATAAATTTAAAACTTTTATCCATAGTAAAAACTCTTTTTGAATGAACCAATTTAATTTTTGAAATAAAGGTTTCAATATCACCTCCTGCGTTTTTGAAATAATTTTTATTATCTTCAAAAAATTTAACCATAGTTTTTCTATCTATATTAAGTTCCCATTTAGTATCTGCAACTAATTTTATAAAAATATCGGTTAAATCTTCACTTGAATATTCGTCTATTTTATGAACCCATGGAAATCTTCTTTCTAGTCCAGGATTTATAGATAAAAAACAATCCTTAACCTCTTTTTCATATCCGGCTATAATACAACAAAAATCATTTTTATGTTCAGATAAAAATCCGCATATAGTATCTACACACTCCTTTGAATAAGAGTCTTTATCTTTTTGACCAGCACCTAAGGAATAAACTTCATCTAAAAATAAAACACCTCCTAAACATGACTCTAATATTTTCGTAGTTTTAATAGCTGTAGAACCTAAATATTCTCCAATTAAATCAGACCTTCCAGCTATTCTAAAAATACCTTTATTCGATAAAATACCAATATTTTTATAAATTGACCCAACTATTTTTGCAACGCTCGTTTTCCCTGTACCCGGTTGGCCCAAAATCATAGTATGTAAATATTCCTCGTTTTTATTTTTTAAATGCATGCTTTGTAAGTAGTATACAGTTTGATAAAAAATAGATTCTTTTAAAGACTGCATGCCTATCATATTATCTAGTTCTTCTAAATATTGAACAATATTCCATAGCATAATACAGTTGATATTTTTATAAAACTTATTTTGCTTACCAATTGCTATTAAATCTTTTAAGCAATTTATAGGAGGACAAGGTTCTATTTTAATTATAGGCCTGCGAGGAGTAAATTTTACCTTTTTTTTTTCTATTATATTTTGGTTATTATCATCTTCAGAATCACTATAGATAATTTTTCTTTTAGGCATTTTAATCATATAGTTTTTAATTTTAAATTATATTTTTTCAACAAATACTCTATAAGATTTATCAAGTATAGTAATCTTATCTTTAAATTTTTCAAGAAAATAATTTACACCTAAAAATGGACTTTCGAAAATATTATCTTGATTAAAAGTATAGTCATCAATACCCAATATACCACCTTTATTCAATAAATTAAAACTAAGAATTAAATCAGTATAAGAATCAAATAATGTATGTGAAGCATCTAAATATATAAAATCAAATTTAATATTATTTTCAGAAATCATATCTTGTAAAATATTTGCAGAATCTCCTTTAAATACATTTATATTGTTACTTAAACCAGCAGCTTTTATGTTACTATAAAAAATATTTTCAATATCATTATTTTCAATAGTTCTCAGACTTTCACAAGTTATATTCTCTGATTTATTATGTTCATCATAATTTTTCCATCTATCTATAACGTTCCCTTTTGAATTTGGTAAATATTCTAAAATTTTAATAATAGAAATACCTGTAAAGGTACCTATTTCTAACACATTAATTTCATTATTTGTATTTTTCCATTTAATATAATCTAAAATTCTAGTATATTTTTCGTATGATTCACTATCTTTTGGCAAATCATTTGTCCAATTATACATTTCCGCATAGTTAAGTCTATGGTCTATATTTTTATGTGTACTTTGTTGAACAATCTGTTCTTTATAATCAGGATTTAGTTCCTTAATAAACATGTTAGATCTATTTTCCCAACTCATTTTTTTAGCCCAATTATAATTTCTTTCAATAAGTTTTTCTTTTAATTGTTTGTTTTCGATTGCGTTAAATAGCTGTACTAGTGCTCTAGTTTGCCATTCAGGCGAATATGGATCATAAATCTCATTACTTTCTAGAAAAATTCCTCTATCACTAATAGTTTCACTTAATGACCCAAAATTTCTCGATAAAACAAATGTTTTTGTTAAAGCAGCTTCTAATGCTGTTAAGCAAAAAGTTTCTAAAAATGTACAAGGATAAAACCATATATCACTTGAAAGCCAATTATTCGCTAATTCTTGTTTGCTAGTCCAACCATGATAAATTATCGTATCGTTCTTAGTAGAAAGAATATTTTTTATTTTTGCCATTATTTCGGGGGCATTATCATTTGACCATTTATTATTAACATCCGAATGTATATGCAACCTAGCTTGGGGATATTTTTCAATTATTTTGGGCCACATTTGTAATAAAGGTAATAATCCTCGTGTAGGAAAAGAAGAATAAATAAATTTATAAGGTATTTTTTTTATATTATTTTTTTCATAATCAAATTTATCAATATCAATTCCGTAGTTAAAAGTTTTTGTTATATCTTTTAAAGTTGGAAATACACCTGAAAAATAATTAGAGTGCCAATCCGATAAACAAAATACTCTTTTAAGTTTATTATTTCTTGGTATAACTATAGAACTTGGAACTACTAAATCATGCAGAGATATATATACATTTTTTATGTTATCACATTCTAAGCATATTGGAACGTATTCTGTATACCTTGAAACAACACATGAATCTATAGCATTTTTTTGTATAAAATTAAAAAATTCTAAAAGAGGAATATAAGTAACATCTTTATATACTTCGACCTTATCAGTATTGCAAAAAACAAGAACTTGATAACACCCACTTTTTTGAATATACTTACTAATTTCAATAATAAATGTTTCAGATCCTCCTACACCAGTTGTTTCAATATTTTTACCTGACCATTTATTGCCAAAACCTCCGTCTACTAAAAAGCATAAATATGGCTTATTAAATTTATTTTCTTCGACTTTATTTTTTAACATATTGTATGGTACTATATTAAGTATTTTATAGATAGAATTCCATGATCTAACAATATTTTCATCTGCTTCATTATAAATATTCTTATATATTTGCTCATTTATTTTATTTTTAATTGTATCTATAAAAAGTTCACTTGCTTTTTCTCCTGTAACATAGTCATTAAACATATAACATAATTCTGTTAAAAATTTTGGAAGAAAATAATAAGACAAAGTAGGTTTTAAGCTATATTGACTATTTAAAGGATATCCTACATCAAAACCAACTTTAAATAAGTTGTATGCTTTTTTATAGTTTTCATATTCGTTTATTCCACTATTAGCTTCCAAATAATAATGTATAGCTATATAATATAAACTATCTGGTCTATTTTTATCTATATTATATGCTTTAAAATATAATTCTTCACAAACTTCCCATGGCTTATTTAATTTAAAATTCGCAATTCTAGCAGCTTCAAATATAGCATCTAATTTTTCTTGAAAAAATCCATTATCTTTATGATTCATTCTTGCTACAAAATTTTCATAGGCTTTTTCATGTTCATTTAATAAGTTATATGTTTGTCCTAAATAATAATAAGCTCGTGAATCATCAGGATATTCTTTTATTGTACTATATAATAACTCTAAGTCTAGTTTTTTTCTAGTCATAGTTCTATTTTCCATGTAATCAGACCTATAATCAAAAATATAAGAGCGATTTAAAGGCACCATAACATTAGTGTTATTTTTTGGTGTTATAACCTCATGTATTCTATAAATATACCTTAAATCGTAATCACTTTTAATAATTCTATTGCTCGTGTATTGTACATCATCACTTTCAATATAAAAACTGAAACTACTTGAAAACTGATCTCCTCTAACTATGTTTAAAAAATTTCTTATTGAACCTTTTATAATATAAGTATCATCCAAAGTAATTACAAATTTACATTTTTTTCCAGCTAAATCAAGGCATCTATTTCTACTTTCTCTGAAGTTTATAAATGGTTCTTGATGTAGTTCTCCTTTCTTTTTTCCAACTAAAACTTTTTTTATAATATCTAAAGTGTTATCTGTGCTTCCAGTATCTAATATAGTCCATCTATCTATAAAATCCAAATTTTGTTTTAAGACGTTTTCTAAACTATCTCCTCCGTTCTTTATAATCATCGCTAGATGAATTAAATTATCATAGTATAAGTAGTTTTTATTTTGTATATAGTACTTAAATTCATCTATAAATTTTAAATTAATTTTTTTATCTACAAGTATAACTAGATTTGTACCGGATAAATAGTATAACTCATGTTTTTGTTTATTTTTTAATTTAATATGTTTCAAGTTACAAACAATAATATTAGCATCAAAAACAACTTCATTAACAATATCTTCTAAAACAACAATAATATTCGTTTTCATTATTTTTTTTGTAAATGTAATATTTTGAGTATTATAATAGTTTACATTTGTTTCAATATTTATGTTATTCTGTTTATCACCTTCATTTTTAATGTAAATTTTATCGTAAAAATCTGCACATTTAATTGGTATATATCCCCCATGTGTTATGTTATAAAAACTTATACTTTTTTCGTTATTAAATAACGTTGACATTTCATTTATTAAAGATATAATTCTTTCGTGCTCTCCTAAATTTTTAAATATAGTTAAATTGCAAAATTCTTCTATATAATTTATATCGTACTCGCATTCATTAACCATAAATGGTTCAGAGTTTATATTTAGGTATTTAGACATTTTAATTTATTTTTTTTATTTCTTAAATACCAAAAAAAATAGAAAAATAGAAAAAATAAAAAAAAATATATTATATAAAAAATGAATAACTTATTTGGGTTTGATTTAGATGACTTTGATCGTAATTTTCCGGGTGTATATCCTGTATATCTTAGTAAATGCAATATGCCATCCCCAACTCCTGAACAGAAAGCAGAATGTTGCAAGATAGCATGTGATGTTTGTAAAACAGCAAATTGCACCACCGGCGGTGTGGCTACATGTATCAATAGTTGTCCTCCTGATTTAGCAGGCCCTGTTAGACCAGTAAATCCCGTAGGTCCTAGTCCTGATGGTCCTAGTCCTGATGGTCCAGTTAATCCCGTAGGTCCCAGTCCTGTAGGTCCTAGTCCTGTAGGTCCATATGGTCCTAGTCCTGTAGGTCCATATGGACCTAGTCCTGATGGTCCCGTAGGTCCTACACCTGTAGTTAATCCAGTTGTACCACCTGCTGCACCGCAAGTAGGAATATTTTCAAATCTATCAACAATGCAAATAGTATCACTTAGTGTTGGAGTTATTGTTATTTTAGCTTTAATAATATTGATAGTTAGAAATATGACGGCTAGAAGAAGTATATCCTTCTATTAAAATTTATATCTCAATTAAGACATAAATTTAAAAATATACTCACCAGCTGTTTTATTTTTTCGATTACAACATTTTTCTATATTCGTTCTTCCTGTATTTGTTTCTTTTGATGCTTCTGCAATAGATTTATAAAATCTTAAAAATACGATATTAAAAAACAAAGGACTTGTTAAAATATACATATCTTAATTTTAAAAATTGATTTTAAATTTTAAAATACAAACTTAATTTATAATATAATGGAAGAAGACGTTCGAGATTTAGATGAAATTATTTTTGGTATTTTATCCGAAAAAGACATTAGAGATATTTCTGTTTGTGAAATAGATAATCCTAAGTTGATAAGTGCGGATAAAAACGGGGGTGCATATGGAACTGTTTACGATCCCCGGATGGGGCCTATAGAAAATAATAAACCATGCGAGACATGCGATCTAGACATTTGGAGGTGTGTAGGTCACTTCTCGTATATTTCTCTTAATGAAAGCATAATTCATCCTTTATTCTATAAAAGAGTAGTTGACTTTTTAAGGTGTGTATGTATTAAATGTAATAGTTTATTAATTACAGAGGATCAAATAAAGTTAAATAATTTAACAAAAATAAAGTCTACAAAAAGATTTGATAAAATCTTGGAAAAAATAGAAAAGATTGATATGTGTCCTAAATGTTCTCATCCTCAACCTGATATTAAATATAATTCTACTGATAATAATATTTCAATGGTTTATAAGCAAAAAGATAAAGGAAAAATAAGCATAGTTATTCCTGTTGATGATATTAAGAAAACTTTTGAAAATTTAACCGATGATAATGTTCGATTATTAGGATTTGATCCAGCTTTAGTACATCCAAAAAGTTTAATAATGACACTATTTCCAGTTATTCCTTACTGTGCCAGACCATTCGTTTTAGCGGATGGTCAAACATGTGACGATGATTTAACAATTCAAATAGTTGAAATTATAAAAGCTAATAATCATTTAAAAATGGAAGATGGAATTCCTTTGACTGATACAAAAAGACAAAAATATATTCAAACTCTTAAATTTAGAATATCCACATTTTATAATAATTCACAAAGTAGAGCGAAACATACTACTAGTGGTAGACCTATAAAAGGTTTAAAAGAAAGAATAACCGGTAAAGAAGGATTAATTAGAAATAATATAATGGGTAAGCGCTGTGAGTTTACAGGGAGAACTGTAATAGGTCCCGACCCTACATTAAAAATGGGACAATTAGGTATTCCAAAAATAGTTGCTAAGACATTAACTATACCTGTTCAAGTTACAAATTTTAATTATGAGTATCTAAATAACCTAGTTAATGAAGGAAAAGTAAATATAGTTAAAAAGAAGGATGGTGAAAGAATTAATATTCATCATCATATATTTAATAAAGGGACAAGATTAAATCACGGAGATATTATTATCAGAAAAGATGAAAAAACAGGTGAAGAATATGAGTTTGAAAATAATAACGGAAAAGAAGTTCTAAAACATGGTGATAAACTCAAACGAAACGGAGAATTAGTAAAAAATATTAGATATCCTGAAAAAAGATTATATCATCTGAATATTGGTGATATTTGCGAAAGACAACTCCAAAATGGAGATATAGTTTTATTAAACCGCCAGCCTACTCTTCATGTAGGCTCGATGATGGCTCAAGAAATTGTAATTCATGATGGAAAAACTTTCAGGTTCAATTTAAGTATAAATAAGCCATTTAATGCGGATGAAACTAGGTGCTAAAATGAATGAAGATAATAAATTTAAAGAAATAAAAAATAATAATAAAATGAATCTTGATGAACTATTAAAACAAAATCATCCCATAAAAAAAAGAGATGAAAAGAAAACCGAATTGAATGATGTCTACGGACTTATATATAGAATTTACTGCATTCCAGAAAAAAAATCTTATATTGGCCAAACATTTAGCCATAACTATTCTAAAACATATATATGTAAAGCAGGAATATTAAACAGATGTAAACATCACTATAATGATAAAAGTTTAGAAGTAAATAAAAATAAACCCTTATACATAGCTTTAACAAAATATTCTCCAGAACAATTTATCGTATATGAAGAAGAAAGATTATATAATAAAGATATTGCAGATATAAATCAAAAAGAAGGAGAATATATGGTAAAATATAATACACTTTCTCCAAATGGTTATAATATAGAAGAAATTGGTAAAAAATATTCCAAATTATTTAAAGATTTAAGTGTGTTGTATAGTTTTGAAATCAAGAAATATGAGTATATAGATAAAACTCGTGATAGAAGAGTTAAAGATGTATGTGTCGGAACATTTTTTAACTTGAAAAAAGAAGAAATTAATCCGAAAAAAACTCTAGAATTGCTAAAACCACTTGAGATTGAAAATATATCATTAGTAAATTCAAATGGTATAAGAATTATTGTAAAACTTAAAAATGAAAAGGATAATATAAGAATTTATTTTTCAGGTTCAAATGAAGAATGTCTTGAATATGCTAATAAGATAACCGATAATATTGTAATATCTCCAAGTTTTGTCGGTAAAGATTCGTATAAATATCAACCAAAAGTAGATAAAGTTTTAGAGGATAAAGATGTTATCACAACGATAACAGGTAAAAGTTATCATAATAATTCAAGAAATAGCGACACATTTTTAATTATGGTTTCTGGATTAAAAAATAAAAGAGTTCAAACATTACATAAAATATCATTTGGTGGTAAATCTGTCGATATAAAAGATAGTTTTAAAATTGGAGTAGATTTTGTTGAAAGACTAAAGAAAGAAATTAATAGCTCATCAGTTAAGTATATAATAGAAAATATATCTTCATAAAAATATAACAAGTCCGCAATAGGTGGCTGCCTTTTAAAGGATAAACAGTATAACCACCTAGTCACATTTACATAGTGGCGAGACACCTTATAATGACGGGAAACCCCTTAGAGCCTTAACTACTACTTATATATTGGAAACATTATATAATATCTAGGATAATGACCTCAGAAATAGTAAAAACGTTAAGGATTGGGCAATCCGCGCTCACTAAACCTAAATCCGTTATGATAGGATATGGTTTATGTTCAACGACCGCACGGGTGTCGGTTAATAATGAAGGAAATAATCAATCCTGAATTAGCTTAAGATACAGTCTAGCCCTTATATGAAAATATAAGGACCATCGCGTTCGATGGTAAATTATTTGCTATCAACAGGGAAAGTTAAAAGCTTGTTATTCTCTAGTTATATAATTACATTCAAAATATAATTATATAGCGAAACACCTTGATGCGGGGAAACCCTTAGAGTCTAAACTACCACTTTTATAAAGAAATTTATAAAAGGACCACGATTAATAGTCGTAAACAATGGTAATAATGTTTAGAATTGGGTAATCCGCAGGCTAACTATCTTATTTTCGTTATGACAGAAAAAAGATAGGGTCTCAACGACTGAACGGGTGTTGGTTAACTATGATGGAAGTCAATCCTGAGTTAGCTTAAGATACAGTCTAGTCCTTATTGAAAAATAAGGTATAAACGGACGAGATGAATATACATGTAGGACAATCACAAGAAGCACAGGCAGAAATGCGTTTAATATCTGCTTCAAAAAATTTTATAATATCTGCACAAAGTAGTAAACCAAATATGTGTATAGTCCAAGATTCTTTACTTGGTGCATATAAAATGACAAAAGGGCTTCAAATGGTTAGAAAAGACCAATTTTATGACCTTTCAATGACAACAGGTTTATCTTTAAAAGATATTCAAAGTAAAATACAAGATATAAGAAAAGTTTTTAGAGAAAAAGGTAAGAAGGCGCAATGTTTTCATGGAAAAGGTCTAATTTCATTAGCATTGCCAAATGATTTAAATTACGAAAAAAAAAATAATGTAAATCCCGATGAACCAATAGTCAAAATATATAAAGGTGTATTATATGAAGGAACACTTGACAAAACTACATTAGGAGCTGTAAATAACTCACTAATTCAAATTATACATAAAGAGTATGGACCAGATGTCACAGCATCATTTATAGACTCTATTCAGTTTATAAGCAATGGATGGTTATTATTAGAAGGGTTCTCTATAGGAATCGAAGATTGTTTAATTCAAGATGAAAAAAAGGCACAAGAAATTAGTGATGTAATTAAAAAATGTCTTATAGAAGCTGAAACTATAAAATCTACAACTTCTCATGCAGGTATTAGAGAAGTTAGAATTACGGGTGCTCTAAGTAAAGCAAAAGATATTGGATTAAAAATTGCTAAAGATTCACTTAGTCAAAATAATAATTTTCTTTCTACAGTTAAATCTGGTTCAAAAGGTGACTACTTTAATGTTGCTCAAATTACTGGTTTACTTGGTCAACAAAATTTATTAGGTCAAAGAATAAACCCAGTTTTAAATAACGGAAAAAGAACTTTGCCACATTATCCATTAGAAAATTTATCAATCGAAATGGAATATGAATCAAGAGGATTTATTGACTCTTCTTTTATTAAAGGTTTAAATCCTAGACAATTTTATTTTCACTCTATGAGTGGAAGAGAAGGTTGCTGTGATAAAATGTGTCACAAACAGGTAGTTGCCTATAGGTTTTTTGTCATACCTATTTGGACAAACAATGTAAGACAAAAATTTTTAATATGTTTTAAAAATATATAACTACCTAGTCATATAATTTATATGGCAAGACTCCTTATAATGACGGGAAGTCCCTTAGAGCTTTAATTACAACTTCTATACAAGAAATTATATAGAATACCAAGGATAATAACCTGTGGTTTTGTAAAAATATTAAGGATTGGGTGATCCGCGCGTAAAAGACCTAAGTCCGTAATGGCAAGGATATGGTCTTCGCTCAGAGACGAGTAATTTTTATGAAATGAATAACGGGAGTCGGTGAGTAGTAATCTAGCCAATTATAACTTGCTTAAGATATAGTCCGCCCTTTTTTGAAAATTAAAGGATTACGCGACAGCGATGAATACATCTGTATCAGGATATATTCAAAGAAGAATTGTAAAACTAACTGAAGATATAAAAGTTCAATATGATGGAACATGTAGAGATACTATTGGTTCAACATATCAATTAGCATACGGAGAAGATGGCTTAAATCCTTGTTCTACAATAAAGGTAGGAAGTACACAAGAACTAGTAGATATACAAAGTCTTGCAACTAAATTAAATATAAAGCATGAAGATAATAGTAAAAAAGTAAAAATTAAAAAGTAAAATATAAAATATAAAATATAAAATAGTAATTAATATTTTATACCTGTATATAGGTATAAAATAAAACTTTTAATTTGGTAAATTTTTCATACTTAAGTACCCTGTATTTGACTTTGGATTATATGTATAATGACACTTAGACATATATTTAGGATTACCATATAAAGCAGGTATATTTGTAGCATACGGATTTTCTATAGGTCCAGGCCAACCAGAATAAGTATTAGACCAATACTCTCGTTTATACATTAAAATTGACACAGTAATACCGGCTATTAAACTTAGTAAAAATAGTAAACGTAAAATCATTTTATTATTAAAAATATTTTAATATTTCATTAAACAAATGTCAGAATATATTCCTATTATTCTACCATCAATCTTGGGTTATGGTACCGCTATGATTTGTGGTGTAAATAAAGATTCAGGAGCAGTAGTTCCTATAAGACCTCCTCCTATTGTATTTTCAATAGTCTGGCCTATACTTTATTTAATGCTAGGGTTTTCATGGTTCTATGCCAGAAAAAATAATAACGTTATTTCAGACTTATTTTATAGCATATTAGTATTTTTATTAAGTGTATGGATATTAGTTTATTCCTGTCAAAAAAATAAAAAACTAGCTATATATATACTTCTATTATCTGTTATTACAGGTATATTTGCTTATAATTTTTCTTTAAATTTTAACAGCAAACTATTAATAGCACCTTTAATTGCATGGTTAATATTCGCAACTATTTTAAATATTACTGAAGTAATACTTTTGAAATAAAATTTTTAAACTAATATTTAAGTTTAAAAATAATAATAATTTTTACTCATAAAATTCTTCTTCAAACTCTTCCTCTTCCTCTTCTACTTCTTCTAACTCATCTTCATCTACATCTTCATCATTTAATTCATCTTCTATATATTCTTCCAATTCATCATCACCCTCTCCTTCCTTATTACTTTTACTATCTAGATTATCAGGAATAACATATGCAAATTTATACTTGTTGCATAAGTTAATATCTTCTTTTGTTAATTGTGAAATAGAACCATCGGAATTTTGCTTTCCGTAAACCTTCTTTTCTTTATTATCAAAAACAAAAGATGTTTCCTC